TGAATTGGATTGTTACATGGGAAGAAGAACTAACCGACAAGCTGCTCACGACGCGACAACGCGAAGACGATCAGTTTAACTTTGAGTTCATCACCGCGAGCCTATTGCGTGCCGATCTGCTCCAGCGGTATCAAGCCTATCAGGTCGGGATCGCTTCCGAGTTCCTGAGTCCGAACGAAGTGCGACGCCTGGAGAACATGCCATCTCGCGAAGGCGGCGACAGCTTCGTTAATCCAAACACCAAAAGCGGGAACGCACAACCAGCCGCCTCAATGCTGGCAGTCGTCAAGGAAGACGCACCAGCCAAGACACCGGACATGGAGCCATCGCTTCGGGCATTGCTCGCCGATCGCATGAACAGGATGATTCGCCTGGAAGTCACCAAAGCGAAACAAGCCGCAACGCGTGAAGCGAACTTTATTAGTTGGCTTGAATTGTTTTATGACACCTTTGGCGAAAAAGTCGAGGAGGCTTTGCGTCCTTGCGTCGCGACGGCACAGGCTGCCGGATTCGCTGAGGGCTGCGACGTTCACGAGATCACGCAGTCGCACATCATGGATTCAATCGACAGATTACTCAACGCGTGCGAGTGCAAACAAGAAGAACTAGAAACCAAGATCGTCGCGGAAGTCTCAACGTGGGATGTCCGCGCCGATGAAATCATTAATCGAATTATGGAGAAAAGCTGATGGCAAATAAAATGTACCTTTACGGAACTGTGGGCTACGATATCGATGCCGACTATGTGAGATTAGCACTCGATGATTCGACAGAAGGCGATCTTGAATTGCGGATCAACAGCGGCGGCGGCGACGTCTTCGACGGCAGGGTTATCGTTTACATCGACGGCATCGCTGCCTCAGTTGCAAGCGTGATCGCGATGGCTGGGTCTGAGATTCACATGAGCAGCAACGCCTTGATGATGATTCACAACCCCTGGACGCCTTCGGCTGTCGGTGGAGCTGACGACCTGCGTGATCTTGCCAACGTCCTTGACAAGATTCGCGAGACGATCGTGACCGTGTACGAAACCAGATCGGGCATCGACCGCGATGCGATCGGGCTGATGATGGACGAAGAAACATGGTTCACGGCTGCCGAGGCTGTGAATTTTGGATTCGCTGACCAGATTGTGAACGCCTCCGAGGAAACCGTCGCATCGATTAAAGCCTTTAATTATGTCAACGCTCCTGACTGGGTGCAGGCTGTTGAGCCTGTCGAGGATGACGCCGCCGAGCCGGTTGCAGTCCGTCGAAGCCTGGCAAAAGCCAAGCTAGCCGTCGAGCGTTGTTGCAATAAAACTACCAAGAACTAAAAAGAGTAGATAAGCCTAGCACTTATCCAGTTGCGTCGGGTCGATCTCTCATCAGCGATCGCGATTACACGACACCCCAAACCTAAAAATAAAATCAATCACAGAAGGAATTTGTCGGATGACATTAGAACAAATACGAGAACGAATTGTAGAACTTCAAGACGAGATGCAGGCTATTGTTAACCTTGCCGAAACCGAAGAACGAGAACTATCCAACGACGAAAATACAACCGTCGACGATTGTCTTGTTGAAATCAATGACGAGCTGCGAGTTCGCGAAACACGCATGGAAAAAGTCGAAGCTGAAAAGCAACGCATCGCCCTGGCAAGAACGCCAGCCGTTGACGTGCAAGCCGCGATCTCGATGCCTGCTATTCCAAAGTCGCACCGCAAACTAAAAGCGTTTGACAGTGAAGAAGATGCCTATCGTGCAGGCTTGTGGTTTAAGGCTGCGTTCTTGAACGACAAAGAAGCCAGTCGATTCTCAAGGGGGATATCTAGTTCCAACGGAGCTATCGGATTCTATAATCGCCGTGCGCAACCGTGCAGGCGTTGCTCGTCAACTTTGCAAGGTGGTCGGCATGTCTTCGGACGTTTTGAACATCCCAAAAGTGACCGCAGGGCTGACAGTTGACTACCCCGCAGAGGCAGCAGCCATAAGCGATTCGGATCAAGTTTGGGGGCAGGTTTCCCTCGTAGCCGTAAAACGCGCCGTGATTTCCAAAGTGTCAAACGAGCTTTTATTCGACTCAGTTATAAACGTAATTGATGACTTGGCTGTCGCTATCGGCACGGCGTTCGCCGTTCAAACCGACAATGAGCTAGTGAACGGCGACGCGAGCAGCACTTACGGCGGAGAATCGGGAATCCTTAATTCGATGGGTTCCGCTTCAAAGGTAAATATGAGTTCTGGCAATACTGCCTTTTCTGATATCACCCTTGATAATCTCAATGCTTTGGTCGGGTTGATGCCTGATAAATATTACGCATCAGCAACGCCTTCATTCTTGATCGGGCGAGTTGCATGGGCTTCTAACATTCAGAACCTCCTTTATGCGGCTGGAGGGAATACTTTCCTTTCCGTCAGTGGTGACTCAGACGGTGGAGCATCTGCTCAACTGTTTGGCTTCCCAGTCGTAATAAGCGATCAGCTCCCATCCGATGGTGTGTCTACTTGTGCCGCCATTTTTGGTAGTTTTCAAGATGGCGTCATCATAGGCGATCGCGAGGACATCGAGATCAGCGTGTCAGAAGAAGCCTTCTGGGCAAACGACATCACAGCCGTAAAGGGAACAACCCGATACGACATAAACGTGCATGACGCAGGAACGGGTTCAGTGGCTGGAGCACTTGTAGGTTTATTCACTGCAGCAAGTTAGTCCTAATGGGGAATTATGGAATGACGATACGATTAAAATTTGAAAAAGAGTGGAGAGCGTATCGCGCTGCGACAAGTTATGACGTGCCGAAGCCGCTGGCTGACATTTTGGTCAGTCGCGGCTTTGCCGTTGTAGCACCGAAACCAAAAGCAAAAGCACGCAAGCGAAAGAAGTCTTCCGATGGCAATGACAAAAACCCGTGACTATATCTCCGTCGATCCTGTGTCCAGTCCTGTCACGGTCGAGGATGCGAGATTGCATCTCGATTTGGACGATAACTACTACGACTCGCAACTTGACCGGCTGATCGAGGTCGCACGTCGCCGAGTCGAGCAGGACACCAGACGCAGCCTCATCACACAGACGCACGTTCTGTCAATGGATACCTTCCCGTCTAATGGGATTATTGAATTACCGACAGCACCCGTCCAAAGCGTGACCAGTGTGACCTACGTGGACACCGCAGACGCAACCCAGACATTCTCAGCGTCGAAGTATTCGGTCGATTCCAGCAACACGCCAAGCCGCATAATCGTCGATGCGTCTGAGGACTTCCCCACAGTCCGCGGACACTACGACGACGTGAAGGTGACGTATGTGTCAGGATACGGATCAACTGTCGCCAGCGTCGATCCTGTGGCGAAGTTTGCAATTTTGATGTTGATATCTCACCTATTCAACTCGCCATCGGTCACAGCTCACGGTTCGGTCAGCATTGTGCCTGTCGGATACGAGTCGCTGATTGATTCGCTCAAGTGGGGTCAATATCCATAATGCGACGAATGAAACAACGCATAACAATCGAGAAGCGATCGACCAGCGTTGACGATGCCGGTCAGCAGTCGACAACCTGGAGCGAGGTGCGGAATTGTAACGCGGACGTCTGGGATCGTGGCGGCACACAAACCAAGATGGGATCACAAGAGGTCGGGATAATCGACACGGTGTTTATTATTCACTACCCGCGCGAGGACGAGTTCCCAACGCCGGAGATGCGGGTCCAATACGATTACTTTAATCGCAGTCGAACGCTCAACATCATTAGCGTGCAGCATCAAGACGCTCGAGCGATGGAACTGTGGCTCTATTGCAAGGAGGAAATCTGATGGCTGGACAACTAATGGAAGTCACAGGAATCAAGGCATTGGATAAGAAGTTCAACAAGATGGAAAAGAAGGTACGCAGACGGATCGGAACGAAGGCATTGCGGGCAGCTGCAAAGGTCGAGCTGCACGCCATTAAATATTTTGTACCAGTCGACACCGGCAAACTCAAAAAGAGTTTTTCGATCATGAATATGAACCTCAGCCGTCGCGCCAGAATGAAAGGCATCTTCGGCGTGAAGGTTGCACCGCGTAAGTCACGACGCGAGGAGGTCAGCTATATCACCATTGTCGAAAAGGGAACGCGTGACGGATCGCGAGCGGGGTCGTTCTTCTTGAAACAATCGGCTCGCATGTCTGAGGGTGCAGTCAAGGAGATTTTCATTAGTGAGATGCAAAAACTCGTCAAAGAAGAAAAACAAACGGGGATAAAATAATGGCTGACATCGGACTAGGACTGCGGACTTATCTACTCACAAAATCAACCGTCACATCCATCATCGATACGCGGATTTATCCAGCGAACCTTCCGCAAAATGCAACGCTGCCTGCTCTCGTCTATGACGTGTTTACAGGACATCCCGACGACGTTCTCACTGGCAGCAGCGGATCATTCACCGCGACGGTCGACATCGAGTGCATAAGCCTTAATCACATTACATCGAACGACCTGGCAGAACAAATCAGGCTCGTCACTCAGGGATACTTTGGAGCGATGGGCGATGAACAGTGCAACGCGTGCAGGTTGCTCGGTCGCGTCGAATCGTATGAGAACCCGATCGACGGCAGCGACCAAGGGCGGCACGTTGTCGCATTAAGTTTAGAAATCACACACAATCAAACCATACCAACCTACTAATCGAAGGAACGAATAGATGACACTTAAAAATTACAACGCACAAGGCGCAGCCGTCAGTTTCGGAACCTCCGGATTGACTGGTAAAATTATATCGGTATCGAGCGTCGAGCAATCACGCGAGGTACTGGACATCAGCGACCTATCCATCGCGGCAGGCGGTGCGAAAAAATCGATACCCGCTGATATTTACGACGCAGGCTCTGTCGATGTCGAGTTCCTGTATAGTTCCGCTCAGGCATTACCAGACGTCACAGCGGTCGCCGAGACTATCACCATCACGTTCACCAAGGCGACCTCTGGCGGTACGGCTGCAACCTTCGCCGGTACTGGGTTCATCTCCAGTCGCTCGACGAGCGAGTGCAGCGTTGGCGGTGTTATGCAGATGAGCTGTACAGTCACTTTCGACGGCGAAACGGCTCCAGTTTATTCAATCGGTAGTTAATTAATTTAAGGGGAAATTGATGAAAGATAGAATATCAATCGACGCTCATCCATGCACGAAGGTAGACCCAGAGTGCGCGACGGATCAAGTGGCGATTTATCTGGACGGTGACTTGCTGATCGGGTACGCGTCGAACGTCGAGGGCGGCTGCATCAGTTTAATCGTCAATTTTGAGGATCAGGATGTTCCCTTGATTCGCGAAGCTGTGAGCAAGTTGGTCGGCGTGACGCATGGAACCCTCGGCATGGTTCCGGACATTCCGGATGACCTACTCGAGGAAGATTACGACGACGTTGAAATTGACGACGAACTTGAAGAACTGGGGAGCCTCAATGATGAAGATAGCTAACAGAAATACTTTGCTCAAATTATGCGAGCGACGTTACATAGATTTGGAACTTGAAGACGCGGGCGTGACCGTCCGCATTCAAAGCCTGAGCGAAAAGGAGAAGTCGAGTTATGAAACCGTACTAGTAGCAAAAAGCGGTCGCGGCATTTTACGCGACAGACTACAGGATGCGACGCGTCGCCTGATCGCGTTGTGCCTGGTAGATGACAAAAACGAACGAATCTTTTCAGACTCGGACGTTAATCAGATCGGGGAGATGGACTCGTTTGTGTCCTCGCGAATTTATGACGCGGCGCAAGAACATTGCGGGTTCAATAAGAACGATATCGAATCCACTGTAAAAAACTCAAGCGAGATCAGCGTCGTCGATTCGCAATCCGATTAGCATTGCACCTCGGATTTGTGGACGTTGATCTCATGTTGAGCATGATTACACCGGAGCAGTTCCAAGAATGGCTCGCCTTTGGTTTATACCTGGAGCCGTTCGGGTCTGATATTGAATGGATTAAAACGGGAACGATCGCCTCGATGATATTTGCGGCGAACGGTGGCAAGGGCGAAGGAACCCGACCCTCCGATTACATACCAAACCAAAAACGTAAACGCGGCAGCGTGTCCAGCTTTCAACAGATGGTCGCTGCCAAGTATGGAAAGGACTTAGACGATGGCAACAGTCGCAACTCTAGCCGTTAATGTCATCGCTCAGACTGGCAAATTTGACCAAGGCATGGACAAGGCAGGAACCAAAGCCAAAGGGTTCGGGAAGTCCGTCGGGGGTGCGACTGGCGGCATGTCCAAGATGATCGGCGTCGCGGCAATTGCTTCGGCTGGCATGGCTGCACTCGGGAAGGCAATCGGCAAAGTTTCCGACGCGATGAAACGACTTGACGAAGTGGCGAAAAAGGCGCGGGCGTTGGACATCACCGGTCAGGAGTTGTTGGAGTTTCAACACGCCGCCGAACTCGCAGGCGTCCAGGCTGGGTCATTCACGTCAGCACTTCAAAAAATGCAGAAGAACATCGGCGACGCGATTGCTGGGATCGGTCTGGCAAGAGACTCGCTTGCTTTGGTGGGTCTGGAAATCGGCGATCTTGCAAAACTCGACGCCTCCGAACAGTTCCTCGCAATCGCGGACAAAATATCTAAAATCGAGAACGCGTCAGAACGTGCAGCGGTGGCGACCTCGATCTTCGGTCGAGCAGGGCAAGACTTGATCCCGTTGTTGGTTCAAGGGGGCGACGCGATTCGTGCCCAGATGGAAGACCTTAGAGTGTTACAGGGGGTGTTGTCTAAAGCAGATTTTGATGCGATCCAAGACGCCAACGACGCATGGACTCGGTTGGGGAAGGTTATGGACGGCGTCTGGAATAAGGTCGCCGTCGAAGTGGCTCCAGCGTTTGAGGGGTTGGTCAATTTAATCATCGACCTATCGACGAACATGGACAATATAAACGAAAAAATAGAAAGGATGGACGGTCGCTTCAGCAGCTTGACAGATGCTATCAGACCAGTCCTGAAGGGGCTTGCTCTTGTGAGGCAAATGTCCGGAGGGTGGATTTTGGGGAAGGCTTGGGATTGGTTGGTAATGATGGGAACGAAGGAATTAACCGCAGCGGAGAAAGCAGCGAAAGCGGCAGCGGAGCTGCTCCAAGATCAAGTAGAGGCAGCGGAGGACGCACTCAAGGCACGCGAGGAACTCGACAAAAAAGGTTTAAAGTTGCTGGAATCCATGCGGAACCCGATGGAAAAATACAACGACACACTCGCCGATCTAAACCTGATGCTCGACGCTGGCGTTATCAGCTGGGAAACATATGGTCGAGCCGTTGAGAAGGCTCAAGACGACATCAAAAAATCGTCTGAGTTCGCGGCAAAAGAGATCAGGGTCGCGGAGCGTCAGTCTGTCGGTGCGGCGTTACGCGGTCGCGGTGCGTTTTCGATCCAGCAGAAACAACATCGAGTATTGGAAAAGATACGCGAGGAGGAACGGTTGCAACTCAAACAATTGCAGCAGCAGACGTCTCTCCTGCAACAGCTCAATAATAACGTCCAGATGGGAGTCGTGGTGGGAATCTAATGGCAGTTGTATCAACCAAAATATTGCACGACGGCTGGACAGGTTCGTTTACGACAAAAGAGATACCGACATTCAAGGTCGTTTATCTGGTCGAGGTTGATGATCCCGAAGACGGGAACCTGCTCGTTGTCGACGCTTCTGGGATTCCGAAAATCGGGTCTGCGTATAATGTTGGGCAAGACTTTCACGGTGGCGTCAGATGCAAGAGCCTCAGCACCACGCCGGTCGCGGGAACTCGGAACCTGTGGCAAGTTACCGCCAGTTTTGGAAAGCCAGAAAAGGGCGAAGAAGACGACGACGATCCGACTGACGGTGTCACCGATGAAGGCGAACCGACAGACGACCCGCTGAAGTTCGCGGTCAGTATGACGATGTCATCGAGCCGCGTGTCGCGTGATGCTATTCGTGGAGCATATCTGGGGCAGGTGACAGAGGTTAAAGGTGTCGCGGGTGAGCTACGGCAAAATGTGGGATTTTTAGAAGACCACAACCCACCACCACAAACACAGAATAACGGTGTTCTGTCCGATCAGGACGGCAAAATCACCAACGGTCGACCGATCACAAACTCGACATTTGCGCCGTTTGATCCACCAGTGCAAGTCGATTACAACCGCACAAACGTCCGCATCAAATTTAACACGCTCAATTCACCGCAGCGGATTCTACCTTATATCAACAGCGTCAATTCAAAGGCTCTCACAATACACGTCGTCTATATATGGAAAGACGAGTTCGGAATTAATCAGCCGACGTTCGCCAGCGTAAAGGTTCCAATATATGCCGGTCGCGTTATGGGAATTACAACAAGCCCATCGACCCGCAACGGGATCGCGTACCACGCGAACGAACTGGAGATCGAGATCGATAAATTGTTCACCTGGAGAATGGATATTCTCGATCGCGGATATGCGACGCTCGACCAAGACAAAACATTAGGAGGCGACTCGCCGGGAGCCGAAGCCGTACCCGTGACGAACGCGGTTGTAACTGACGACGGGTTCGCAAGCCGCGAGCCGGTATTGCTCGACGGCAAAGGGCAATCATTAGACATAAAAAAAACCGACGGTGTCTATCTCCGATACGGGGTTTACCCTGAGTTGGATTGGAGCATTGTAGGAATTAATCAACCTAAGAAATTACAGGGAGCGAACTGATGGCTGACAAGATTTGGACAGGGGCGACAGATGGAGATTATGGCACAGCAGGAAATTGGTCGCCGTCAGGCGTTCCAACGACCTCCGATAATGTTTATCTAACGGCAGATTATTCGGTTGACATCACTGGAACACTCGACCAGTCGGCTGTTGCAATTAACAAGTTTGTCGTTGACGGGTTCACCGGCAAGATCGGAACGCTTGCTCTGGGATACCTCCAAATTGATCCGGACTCGTTCTCATTTAATGGCGCGGATGTTGCGTTTATCGATATCGGCTCAGCCGCGATTGATCTGGACATCAGATCGACGGCTGGCGGTGGCACAACTCGCGGGCTATATCTCAAAGGGTCAGCCATCGCAGTCCTATCAATGATTCGCGGTGATGTCGGGCTGGCTCATCAATACGGCGAGACGTCCACAGCTGCGACGATCCGCGTGACAGGTGGAACGCTCGTCTGTGGCACAGGATGCACGCTGACGACTGTTGACGCGTACGGAGGCACGACCAGACTCGGAGCCAACGTGACGACGCTCAACGCGTACTCTGGAACGATCTCAACGTCCGCGACTGCGGCGATTACGACGCTCAACGGATACGGTGGAACGATCACGCACAACGGCACTGGAACGCTCACAACCGCGAACCTGGAAGGTGCGACGCTTGACCTGACGAATAGCGGACTAGCGCGAACGGTGACGACGCTCAACCTCAAAGCAAACGGCACTATTGTTTACGATCCGGCAGTCATCACCATCACGACGCAGAACGAAGCGAATGTTCCGGTCAGGATCAGCGCAAACAATGCCTAGAGGATACGTCATCGACGCGGATGGTATTCGGAAACTTCGCGAAGATCACGAAATACTGAGAAAGCGAATCATCCACCTGGAGCAAAAGTTGACGGGTGCTGTTGGTGCAGGGGTTCGCCTCGATCGCGAGTTCGCCAAGGTCACCACGCAGATCGGGCAACGCGTCACCACGACGCTCGGAAGCGGTAAGGCAGACCTGTACAAAATCGACAAGACAGACGGCACATTCGCGAAGATCGACGACTCCGAGGTCGACGTTTACAATTCGTCGCTCGTGCCAGTTCCTATTGATGCCTACGTTCGCATCTCGCGGAACTTCCGCAGCGGGCTGTGGATGGTTGATGAATTACAGACAGCCGTCGCCAAGGCTGGAGCGTCAGGCGTGACAGCTCGCAGCGGCACGACAGCGGGCAGCGGAACGGTTTCGATCTATTCTATCGTTGCGGGTGTCCTGACGGACACGGGGGAAACCGTCACGGCATACAGCATGTCGGCGACAGCAGTGGCAAATAATGCCTACATCACCATTAAGAGATGCTCGCTCGACGAGGAGTGGATCGTCGACGCGGAGGATTGTGGATAATGAGCCTCAAACTCTCTCCGGGCTGTGAGTGCTGCGAGGTGACGCCGCCTATCACCGATCTTTGCATCTGCGGCGATACGGTGCAGATGGTTTTGATATTTCAAGATGAGGCGATAACGATTTATTCTCCATCAGGCACGACGGTTTGGGATGCCGACGTTGCTGACTGGGAGGAAAAAGTCGAACTTTTTGGCGCGCCGGAATATGCCCAACTCTGTCAGGTCTGGCAGTATGCTATTCCACCAGTCGCACCCAACGAGGCGACATCCGTCTGCAAACCGTCGACGCGCGACTTTCCGGACGGCTGGACGTGGGATGACCTTGTACGATCACCGACAGAGGCAGAAGTTAAAGCCGTCTATGACTCTGCAAAAGGTGGAGCCGGTGTCGATGACCCGACTGGTCTTGTCCTGCTCGGTGTCGACGTTTCTGGGTCGATGAATCTTGGTACACTGGGCGACGGCTATTCAGATTTTAAGGATTACCTAACCTCCATCAGCGTCGAATGGAAGCAAGTCCTATTTTCTAATGAGCGATGGGTTCAGTTGACGACTGATAATTACGTTGATACGGTCGGCGGCGAAACACCCGCCGAGTTTGACTTAGTTCTTGCGGGCTTAGAAAACGGGTCGAACTGCGACATCTGCACAGATTTAGTCGGAGATTTTACTTTGACCGATCCTGTTCAAATAACGAGCGGATTCGACTCGGACGGATGGAGCGGCGATGATTGGTCGAGAGCCGCAGACGTGCCATCGGGAACGACGCACGCGTGCGTCTGGAAATATGTCAATATAGATTACTGCGAATGGTCGTATTCATCTGGTTCATCGCCGCCGCTTGATGACATCGTTAAACGGTTTGACATTCGCGGTATCCTGCTTGCCCGATTCAGGATAACTGAGACGGACTACAAGTGGCGAATCATAATTTTATATGAGTTGAAACTTACTTGCGAAGTCATGGGCATGGGAGACGAGGATTATATAAATTCTGGATGGTATTGGGAACACGGCGAGAATAATCCAAAGTGTACCTTGAACGGCGAAGAATCGTGGACTTCATACTTTCCAACGGCATCGCCTCTGCTTAGTGTTTACTGTAATGACACGCACGAAGCGGACTTCGACGACTGGTGCGATTACACATTGACGCTGACAAGTGTGGAGACGTCCTGATGGACTGCAAATTCAAACCATACGAGGATGGTGTTCGTTGCGTCAACTGTGACAAGATTAAACGACAACCCACCAGACGCAACTGCGACGCGTCTGGAGGACTGGGCGAACGGGTCGCAGGATTCACAAGGGCGATCGGGATCAAGCCGTGCGGCGGCTGCCAGGGGCGACGCGAAGCACTTAACAGGATGACCGCCAGAAGACGACGCAAAAACAAAGGAGGAGAATAATATGGGGCGTAAACGAAAAGAACGATTCGACAGCGGTGGGTACTATGCGGACCGCAAGGAGAACAAGGCGAACGCCAAGG